CCTTGGCCCAACTGGGCCGCGTACTGCGTCAGCGAAGGCGGCACATAGTGCTTGCCAATCATCTGGCCCTGCGGGCCTTCCATTGACGCACCGCGCAGCGCGTCGATCTGCTTTTGCTTGCGCATCATTTCTACTTCTTCTGGACGCATGGCGCCCATTTGCAGCAGATAGTCGAACATCAATTCGTCATTCATCACAGACCCCCGTAGTTCACCATCAGATAGCCATTCTGATGCCGCTTCACCAAGTCAGGACGCACCGCCTGCAGTTCCTGAGCCATGACGCCAACCTGTGGATAACCGAGCATCGTGTACTCGTAGATGCCCACGCCCGTGGCGTGCGTACCGATGCGCTTGATGTTCCGCTTCAGTCTCCGGTCAGAGAACATGAACGCGCTTGCCGCCGGGTTGCTCAACGCAGCAGACCCAAGCGAGAACAAGCCGCCCATCATGTTGGCGCCCTGAGCTTGCTGCGCGTTGTACGCGCCCAGCGCGGCGTCATAGCCCATCTGCGTGGCGCCCAGAATGTTCGGCGTCTCAGACCGTTGCGCAGCCACAAACGATGGCATCTGCGGCATCTGAACTTGCTGACCAGACAGCAGCGCATTCATCTCGTTCAAAGACATGCCACGGCGCTGCATCTGCTCCGCAATGGCTTGCTGGCGCACCCGATTTTGCGCATCAGCAAACTGCTGGTTTAGGCCGAACTGCTGGCCTGTTGCAGCGTTCTGCGCTTGCATCCGCGCCAAGTCCAAAGCCTGCGCTTGGCCGAGTGATTGATTTCTAAACTGGTCTGCAGACATCCCTTGTTGGAATGCCTGATTGGCTGCTGCATTGCCAAACTGACCACCAGTCACATCCTCTTGGAATGCCTGCTGCCGCGAGCCCATGCCCATGTTGAACAGGCGCTGCGCTTCCTGACCAGCCATGTCGAGCGCGTTGTATCGCTCTGCAGCCTGACGCTGCTGCAGATCACCAAGCGCCCGCGTATAGCCCTCAGAGCCAATCGTAAAGCCCTGATTGGCAAGCTGCGTCTCAAGCTGGTTTTGCTGGCGCTCATGCACAGGCTGCATCCGCTCTACAAGCGATTGAGCCACCGTGTCACGGTAAGATGAATCAAACTGCGGCAACGCAGGGTTGTCAGCAGTGTTCAAACTACGCTGCAAATCTTGCTGCTGAACATCCGTTGTCAGCCCTGGCGTGTAGTCGAACAAACCAGTCTGCAAAGACCTTGGCTGATTTGCCATCGCAAGTTGTGGCAAGTTCTGGTAGTCAAACGGCTGCGAATACTCTGCAGCAGTACGCCCCATGAAGTTGCGTGCAAGCCCGCTTCTACCTGATTGGATGGCCTGCTGGTCATTTAATGCAGCTTGAAGCTCAGGCGTAAGCGTGTTGTTCTGCGTCCAAGTCGTGACCTGCTGATTAGTCGCTGGATCAATCGCTGTGCCTGTTTGCCAAGATTGCGACCCGTACGGGGTGTTAATCGTCGGACGATTGGCAAAGTTCTGAATGTTCGTCAGTTCCTTGGACGCAGCCGCTTGCTGCTGCGATGCACCCAAGTAATCTGGCGCTGGTGGAGGACTTCCTTTACCGCCCATGTCTTGCTCCTTTGAGCCAACGGCATTCGTCGGCCTTCATTTCAAACATCACAGCGTCGATTGTCTCGGCAATCTGCCGAAACCCCAACTTCTTGTTCATCGCTAACGCTTCTTCCAAGTGTTTGGGCGTCAGACCGTACACGGCTTCTTTGCCGCATGTGACAAACGGGTACTCAAACGCTGATCGCCAGAGGCTGCGTGTAACCGCGTGTTCATGGTCAAACGCAACGTGCATCCAACATGACTTCTCTGTCCACGCGTTGTAAGCAACCGCGCAAGCAATCGTCCCATCTTCACGCATTGATGCAATGCAACGCAGATCACTTGACCAAGGCAGGCGCGTTTGCCTGTTCATCCATTCCCAGATGACAGGCGGTTGGCCCGGTTGGTCGGTCACTAACGTCATTGCTGAACGGTAAAGTCATCCACCATTCCACGCGGGCCGCGAGTCAGAAGTTGCTGCGCCAGCATGTCGAACAAAGCCATTTCCAAAAGGTCTTGATCCGTCAGCTCAATAGGGTTGACATCAGCGTCTGTCAAAGTTGGCGAATACGAAAGGCTTGCGTCTGTTGGAAGACCATCCCTTTCATACGGACCAAAGACATCTGACTGCTGAACAAGACCCAACTCCCGGTCAATCTCGAAATCTTCCATTGGATTAGTGATGAACGGACCCAATGATGGATCAAGGTCAACCAAATTCATGGTGACGCTTGGATTACGCAAGTCTCTGGTTGGAATGACTGGACGCGGCGCCACTGGGTAGCTCGTTGCTCCGGTATCCCTAGCTCTTGGGTCTGTTGGAACAATTGGCACCACCGGTGGATCAGGCGGGGGCGGTACTGGCGGGTCTACTACGTCAGGAACATCAGGTTCCAATGGGTCTTCTATGATCGGTTCAACAGGATCATCTATTACAGGATCATCTATTACAGGATCATCTGGCACCACAGGGTCCACCGGAACCACAGGAGGCTCAGGAGGAGGTAGTGGTGGCTCAGGAGGAACTGGAGGCACAGGCGGGCCAACAGGTGGGCCAACCGGAGGCCCAACAGGCGGGCCGACAGGAGGGCCTGGGGGAGGAGCGACTGGGGCCTGGGGGGGAGTTGGAGTTACAGGCAGCGGCTCAGAGTTAGCCGCGTTTGGGTAAAACATAACTCCAGGGTTCGTGCTGAAAGGTTGCACGCTACCTTCGCGCAGGGCCCTGATTAAATCGCTCACATACAGCGATGTCCCCATTGAGAGAGGAGCAAGATCAGACGCGCCCCGTGTAACAGGTGCCGTTGCCATTACATCATCCCCCCAACTTCAACAGACATATGCGATGACAAGAAGATGGTTCCAGGCTTGCCACGCACCTTCATTCTGATCGATCCGTAGTAGCCCATGCCTGTGGCGCCAACCCATGATTCATAGGTGTTTGTGCCGCCATACCAGACCGCAGTGTTCCAGACCGCTGTGTCCCAAATGGAAATGTTCTCAGGCACAAACGATGGAGAGCCTTCAACACCCTGGAACGCGTACTGAGTGTTAACGCGCAAGGCAATGGAAGGCGCTTCTGAACCATTGAAGATTGGCCTGCAAAGACCAAAACGCTTCAACTGTCCCGCTGTGCCAAATGACTGAAACGATGTCTGCACATCGCCTTCAATCGTCTGCCCTTCAGTGCCATCACGCTCTACACCGTCCAATGGCCCAAAGAGTCCTTTGCAGACCTCTCCAGTCTCAGTGCCAAAGTACATCTGTCCATTCAGCACTGAACTGCACAACATCGGCATGTTGCTGAACGTACACCACGCTCCAGTGGGTATGTTCATTACAAATTGCTCGTAGCCAGATTCAACCTGCTTCGGCAACTTGATGATCAGTACGTCATCGCTAGGCGCAACAAACACATCCCATGATTGCGAGTCTCTTAACGACTTCACAAGAGGCGTAAGCGTTGACTGAATCTTTGCTGATACGCCTGGGTCAACTTCCACAAACTGCCCGTTGACCATGCGGCCAACTGGGATCAGTCCCATTTCAGACAGGATCAGTACGTCACCACCAAATGATGTGAAGTATTTGCCGTACTTTGGGACAGGCCCAACGTACCAAACGCCCTTCAAGGCAAACGTGTTATTGCTTGATGGGTCAGTGCCCTGCCACACGCCGACATCACCTTGCGTACCAATGACCACCAAGTAGTCATCAATTCCGGTGCCACTGTCCAACGTCCAGTTGCACGCCGCAGAGATATATCCACCATTGCGCAGCAGTGATCCCATGTGGAAGCCACTGACGCCGCCATCAACCACATTGACTTGGTTGAAATAGTAGACATGCGAGTCTTCTTCAGCGGTAAACAACACACGCTGCTTCCAAACAGCCACAGTACGCAGCGTGGTAGTCGGAAGGCTTGAAGGCGTGCGGTTTACCCACCCGCTTGTCGTGCTGTACGTCCAGTACCCAGCGCCAGGAGACACAGCAAGCAAAAACGTATCTGCTGGCGTTGTGAACTGGGTTGTCCACCAAATGTCATTGGTGCTTGACGTACCAGACACAGCAACGGTTGCAGGATGTGCCGTGACGTCATAGATGTTGCCGCCCGCAGCAGCAAACACCTTGTTGTTGGCTGAATTTGGCGCGTTGTATGTGAAGACAGATTTGACTTCATCGCCAATGTCTTCAACATTGATCTTGTAGCCCTTGCGCAACTCGACGCCCGTTTGACGGGGGATCATGTTGTCCAGCACCACAGCATCTGTCGGCTGCATGGCGCTAATTGGATCGCGGAGGTTCAAGCCGCCAACAGGCGCAGGCACATTGGCAAGCTGCGCAACCTGAGCAGCAGCAGACCGCCGAGGCGCTTTGTATGGAGCGAGTTCGCGCAGCGGCATGGTTAGACCCCAATGCCAGTGTCAGGCGTGTTCGCTATCGGATTGATGTAAGGGAACCTGTAGTCACGCGCCATTGTCAGCACTGGTGCGCCCCTCTCGTTGCCCTTGCGATTCTCATAAGCCACTTGGAAGTCACGCATTGCAGCGGCGCTATCAAACCCCTTCATTTCCATCCACTTCACCCGCGTTAGCAGCGTGACAAGGTATGGATCAAGAAGGACAACATCACCGTTCTTCGTAACGCGGTTCTTGTACAGCGACACATCATCGCTATCGCGCACCCACGCTATTGACTGATAGAAGAACGTCAGCGTTTGCGCGTCAGTCGGGGGGGCCAAGATGTAAATCTTGCTGTCCCGAACCTGCCAGTAAAACGACAGCGTTGGCAGCGTTGTACGCACCAACAACGTCTGCCACATCTGAGACGAAATGGGCCCAATGGCAGGCCATTGGTTTGTGCTGTTCCACTGCGTCTGGTCGTTGAACTCGTAGAAGTCATCAGGCAGCGCAAAAGACTTCTCTTGCTGCCCAGGCGAGTCAGCAACGATGCTGATGCTGTGCGACTTTGTAAGTTCTTGCCAATCGTGCAGAGATAGCAAGTCAACCCCAGCGAGGTTGACCGCTTGCACCATTTGAATGACTGCCGGATCAGTGCTGCCAGCAGGATCAGCAGGAGTGGGATAGCCAACCATTTGTGCCACGTTCTGCACGATGGCAGAAACCGTGTTGTCGGCAATAAGTTGGAAGGCCATCCCTAACTCCTAATCAAGCCTCTTGCGGCTCTGCCGCGACCTTGCGCTGCTTGGTCGTGTTTGCCATGAGCGCAGACATCTGCGCCTTCAAGGCTTCGATTTCCTCATCGCGCTTGGCAAGCTCGGCATTCATCTGCTCAATCGGAGCATTGCCTTTGGCAACCTCGATGAACGCCTTAGCACGCGCCTTGTCGCCATTGAAAGACATGAACTTTTGACCAAGTTGGTCATTCGCTTCCGCAAGCTGCTCAACCGTCACGATCTTGAAGAACTTGTATTCCTCAACCTTGCTAGGCGTCATCCCAGGCATCGCGCTCAGAGGCGTGCCAGTGACCGCCTCAGATTGCCCAGCCTTCCACTTCTCATAGCGAGCGCGGAAGCGAAACAAGTTGATTTCGTGCATTGGCTCGACGCACACAGTGGTCTTGTCGCCAGGGACATGGATGCGAACAAAGTCGCGCTCCTCATAAACCGCACGCCCTTCTTCACGGCTCTTGCCGGGGTGCATGACGGGCTCACGGAAAAATTCGACGTACAGCTTGTCATCCATCGCGTACCGACTTTCATCGGGGCGATTGATTAGTGTTGGTTCTTCAAAGATGGTCGGAGTGGTGGGTTGCATGTGTTTGCTCTTTTATATGTGAAGAAAAAGGCGGGGGCCTAAGCCCCCACCCTATTACAGCGTTGCGCCAACAACCGGATAGGCGAAGATCGCATCCGCGTTGGTAGCTTCAGCGCCACCAGTTGCCGTGCCCAGAGTCAGGCCATTGATAGCCTCAGAGCCGGCAGTACCGTCATCATCCACAGCGCCAGCGGTTGCAGTGCTGTTCAGACGGGTGCCCTTTGCAGCAGAAGCCAGCGTGCGAACGCTGCCCTTGCCGTAAATCTGGAACCATCCGTATTCGTTGTCAGCCAGAGCAGCTTGAGCCGCGCCAACGCGAGAACCGAAACCAGACGCGCCCGGCGCGGTGGTCGTGGTAGACGCCATAGCGAAGTCAAAGCCAGTAGCCTCAACGCAGAGGTAACCAGCGCCAGTGACCGCGCCAGCAGCGCGGCCATAGACGAACTCCTGATAACCGTTGGTCGGATCGTCATACCCGCCAACAGTCCCCAACCGGAAGGCCGGGGTGCCAGTCGATGCAACAACCTGAGCCGCGCTCAGGCCGATAGTGGCTTGTGCCATTTTGAAACTCCTTCAAAAATCCGAACAAAAAACCCCGAGGGCAGGGTCAACCGCCTCGGGGAAGGGTTGACCCACCACAGGCCCACC